TACCAGGAAGAACCAGAATCACGTCTTTTGGGGTGGCTACATCTAAGGCTTCCTCTACCGTATTATATTTGAAGTGATTATCTTCACCAACAACGTAACAGTTTTTCCCGATTGTAAATGGATATAAAGTGTCAACCTCCAATACACTAATTGAATCGAGATAGACGCGCAGGGAGTGATTGCCAGAATCATAGACGAGATTAAGGACTTCCTGGGAGGAGTAATCGTGAAAATAGGAAGATAGGGTCGCATCCTTTAGAACCATATTAAGGATTTCCTGCTCAGTATAGTCGTGAATACCAGCGAAGGAGTTAAAGGATAAAATTAAGGAAATAATAACCGCAAAGGACGCAAGGAAGAATTTTATAGGTTTCATGGAAGACTCCGATGATATATGTGAAACGTGATTGTTTTCAAAGATAACGGGCGGGAGCGAACTCCCGCCCGGTTTATGGTTTCAAATAAGAGATTGAGATTCAAATAACAACCTGTTAAATGAACTCAACCTGCATAACGACGCGACCGGTGAATGCGCCGGTGCCGATAGTGATACGGAGGTCGTTATCGTCTGCGGCGAAGGAATCGTAGTCGTCATCGATCGAGCCAGCCCGATCGATATCCTTGTCGCTTGCGGCGAGGGAGACTGCGTCCGTAATGGCAGAGGCGGTATTCAAAGCCTGGACTGTGCAGGCGGTGGCATCACCATGGATGGTGTGCATATCAATCAGACGCATAGCGAGAGGAGTCGTGAGATTGACATACTTATTGACCTGGGCCGCGGCACAATCTATGATGATTTTCCCGTTAGGGAATATCTTGGCAGAAGCGGCGCCGGTGCCCTCCAGCGTGCAGACAAGAGCAACGCCGTCGGGGTTGTTTTTGAAATATTTCCAGGCACGATTACCTAACATTTTGAACTCCTTTCTTAGACGTCATCAGACATGATAATCATGCTGGACTGGTTGACAGCGGCGAGGGCGCTACTGACCGTCGCGGTGGCATTGCGTTTATAAAACGCATCGCCGGACGATTCGCCCGCGTCATCATTATCGACAAAGTCGTTACGGTTATAGCCGTTGACGACTTCGCCTGCGATTTCCACGACCTTCTTGTGGTTGGATTCCTCTTGCGTGAACCGGAGAGACGAGGCGACGCCCTTGACGATGGCTTGACGCCCGAATACGATGGCATTCAGGTTTGAGGCGGTCAGGGTGGAGCTGGGCGGTTCGGTGGCGGTGGCAAAGGTGGTGCCGAACAGATTGTCGTTGGTGGTGTCCCAGGCGCGAACGCCAACGAGGTCTTCAAAAATAGCGAAGCCTTCCGAAAAGGCGACGATACCGGAGAGTCCGGGATGCTCGCGCATTTTGGAGGTATAGGCACTATTCATTTCGGCAACGAAGGTGGAATCGGCTTTCAGTTTGTTCAGACTATGCGGCGACATGATCAGGGGCCAGAAAGCTTTATTGTCCTTTGTCAGACAAGGGGCAATTTTCAGTTCCATGGCTTTGACACGCGCGGCGTAGAGAGCCTTTTTGGTCCAATATCCGGTAGTGCTGAGGGCGCTGACGGCGGTGTCGAGATTCGCGGCAGTTTTGAAATACTTTTCCGTTCCGACGGCGGTCAGGGCGGGAGCCGTGACGCTACTGATATAGTACCAGTTAGGGTGATAGCGGGTGACCAGTCCGAGACCGTCGTCGTTTTCACCAGCCGACAGATTGGCGGAGAGACCTTCGTAGAAGGTGCGAAAGACATTCATGTTTTCGACCTTGGCGAAGTAATCCACCAGTTGCGGTTTGGCTTTTTCGTACAGGCGGTAGAGTTTGGTCCGCAGGGTTGACATGGTTCCGGATTCCTTGATGACGGCTTTGGAAATGGCATTGACATAGGCCCGGAGCCAATAGAGTCCCTGTTCACCGCCGGTGCCGGAGACGAGACCATCGCCATAAACCGGTTCGCCGGTGAGGGATTTTAGTAAGGGGATCAGCATGTTATCGCGGCCGACTTCGAGGGGTGAATTAAGAATTTCGATAGGCATCCCGGAGGGGGTGAAATTCTTGATGATATTGCCGTTTTCGTCGGTCTCGGTGGAGACTTTGACAATTCCGGCAAAACCCGCCCAGAAGGAGCGATACCAGGCTTCCCGCGCCATTTTTTCTTCAAGAATGGCTACATTGGCAAGAAATGACTGATTTGCTTCCACGGATTGTTATCCTTTTTTGTGAGTTCGTTTGATGTGTTCATCGAGGCGGCTGAGGTCGGCGTCCGATAATGATTTGACGTAGGCGCGGAACTGGCCTTCCGTCATGTCCTCGATGCGGATCATTTTGGCATTACTGCCGGGTCCGGAGACGTCGATCTTTTTTTCTACTTTACCACCCGCGGCAATGATGTCATTACGGGCTTTCTGCTCGGCTGAAACGGCATGGAAGGCGGCTATTTTCTCGATGCCGAAGTTGTCCAGGAGGGCGTGTTCGACAGCGCGATCGGTGAGCCGGCCGTTCTCGAGATAGTTTTGAGCAGATTCAATGACGCTCTGAAGTTCTGTGTCCTTCAGTTCGATGCCGCGCTTTTTGAGATTCTCCGGGAGGTTGGCGACGAAGTTTTTGTTCTCCGTACTGGAAATTTGCTGGGCGATGGTTTCGCGGGCAATTTTCTCATGGAGGTCAACTTCGAGCTGATTGACGACGGCTTGCTGATTAGAATATCCGGCGGGGTCCAACTCCGGGTCAATCCCGGTGAGTTTACCTTTTTCCGAGAGCAGGGTTTTCTTGAGTGAATCGGATGAGAGCCGATCGAGCAATTCGTCATGGGAGAGATTCTCGGCTTTGACGGCGGACTCGGAAGCTTTGAGTTTCTGACCAAACTCGGTGATCTTCCGGGTGGCGTCGCGGTGCATTGCGATAACTTCCTCGCGGGTCTTGTCTTTGTAGGTGGGGTCTTCGTCCGGAGCGCTTTCGCCCGATAAATCGGGATTTTCTTCCGAAGTTTTTTTGTCGTCCGGCGCGGAGGTCTTCTTGTCCTGGGATTCTTGTTCCGGGGCGGAGGAATCGGCAGGGGATTCGGAACCGGGCTGAACGGCATAGAGTTCGCCATCTTTTTCGACAAGGCTGGATTCGGTTTCGGGTGGTTGTTCGTTAGTGATTATTTCTTCTTCTGACATAACATTCCTTTCGGATTATTTTTGACTAAACATTTTGATTAGCGGGGGTAGGTTTTTTGGTTTTATCGCCTTCGAGTTGCATACCGCGCAGGGTTTTCATCTGCTCAAGCAGTTCGCGGGTCTGTGACATATCCTGGGCGTCCTGCGTTTCGAGGCTTATATTTTGGGTTTGCTGGTCAATATACTGGAGCCAGCGATCGACATTGGCAATGGTGGCATTTTCGACGATAAAGCGGACGTCCACGAGGCGCGGATTGACCTGCGAAATGAGGTTGGCAAGGGCGAGGATTTTCTCAAAATTTTCCTCGTGGGCGGTGATATTGTTATCGCCTTCATCGAGCTCTACCATGATGGAGGCGTTCTGAACATTATTGAGGATCTGAGCGCCAAATTCGAGATTGAATATGGCGTAGTCGAAACTTTTATCGCGTTCGGAAGTTTTGATGCGGACGGGGCGGTTGACTTCGGAATAGACATAGGAGAGATTATCAACGAAGTCTTTCGCAATGAGTTTGCGGAGGATGGAGACGTTTTTGAAGTAGGGGTTGATGGCGGCCGCGGCGCGTTCGACTTTCTTCTGGAACAGATAGCCGGATTCGCCGGAGCGCCCGGCTTCGCCGCGCATGGCATGATTTTGCATACTAATTCTATCAGAGAATTGGATGGATTGATCGGGAGTAAGGATTAGTTCGGGGCTGATTGAACCGGGATTAAGGCGCTCTATTTTTGAGGCGTAGTTCATGGGATTGAGAACGAGATTGGCAGAGTTACCTTTTTTCTTTAATTCTTTGACGACTTCCGGTTCACGACCATAAACGACGGTGGCGGCCGCGGCGATCTGGGTGATGTAATCGCGCTTCTGGGACATACTGGAATTAATATCATCCTGTATGTCGGTCAGGAGGTCAATAAGGGAGGTGTTTTCACTGACCTGAACATTGAGCGAGTAGCTATTGCAGTGAAAGAGACCGAAGTTGGCGGATTTGGCGGGGCTGTCTTCATCCTGAACAACCATATTATCGAAATGGGGAATGACGGTGGTGATGTGGATCCCGCGCTGATAAAAGTCGGTGAGATACTGGAGGTCGGGATTGCGGGATTTTTCTTTGCGGAACTTCTCCGGCGATAAAATAAGGTATTGTTTTTCAAGAGGATCATAGGCGCGGTACATGCGCTGGGAAACGCGCTCAAGCATTTCCAAAATCTTGTAACGATCGTTTTCTACATCGGGCGAACTGCCGGAGGAGTAGTAGTTCTCGGTATAACGGCGGATATAGGTGCGGAGCTGGTTGAACCAGCCGATTTTTTTCTCACGCCTGATGGATGAATCAACCTCATAACGGGCAATAATATTATCGAGGGTGTCCCAGCCTTCTTTGACGATATAGCGGCATTTGTCAAGCTCGTAATCGGCCGCATTCATTTCCGAATCCGGGAAAATGCGGAGGTTATTGGCAACTTCATAATTGAAATCGAGATAGCCTTCGTCATTCATGGCGAAGCGGCGCTCGATCCAACCGCCAACGGGCGCGATGAGGCTATCCATGAAGGCAATGGCGATTTTGTTTTCGACCTCGTTTTCGTCAACGATGGCGTTCCAGCGACCCTGAATAATCTGGGTGAGGTCGGATTGCTGGGGACTAAGGGGTTTGAACAGGGCGCGACGGCGGGCAAGTTGTTCATTACCGATCATGACGTTCAGAATAGGGATAAGGATATTGTATTTGAGGGCGGGTTTATCATGCTCGTCGGCATAACTAAGCTGGGCTGAGGTATAGGGACGGTTGAGGACATAGCGCATGGCGTTTTCGGAGTCTGAAATGATGGAGGTGAAGGCGTCGCGGCTGTTATTGTACGCCTGAAGGACCTTCTGAGCGGCGGGGGTTACAGAACTTTCCACAGATTGGCTCCGTATTTTTCAGTTGATTGACGCTGAAGCAGGCGATCGCGCCAGCCTAATTTCTTTTCGTCTGATTCTTCGGTATATTGACGCATAATGAGCATTGCAAAGTAGCGGAGGGCGTCGTACTCGTGGTCGAAAGATTTGGTATTGACGTCCTCGGCATTGAGCGAGGCGGACTGGAGGAGAGGGATATGGAGAATGCAGTTTTTGCAATTCTGGGAGAAACGGATGCGGGGCGGACCTTCTTCCGGAATAACGAGGCTTTCATAGACGACTTTGGCGCCGGCTTTGCGGTCGTTATTACCAGGCGTTAGATAGATGCCTTCGTCGGCGTAAAATTCAGCGGGGCTATACAGTTCGCCGCGCAGGTTTTCAGATTCCTTAGCCCAGAAGGCGGGATCGGCGATATTGACGGCGAAGTCATCGGGTCCGAGGTTGTATTTCTCGGCGGTATATTGATTGACTTTCTTGGCTTGCTGGGAAGCGGAGAGTCCGGTTTCGACGATTTCATCGAATACGACGGCGTCACCATTGCGATCTACGACGATAAACAGGCAGACAAAAGGGGCTTTTGTGCCATAATCGAAGGCGCGATAAAAGGTGTGTGTTTTCTTACTGAAGTGAGTGCCGTAAAGGTAATCATTATCCGGGATGGTGTGGTGTATGACGCTCCACATGTCGAAATACATACCGGAGACACAATCCCAGTTGCCTTCCAGCCACATTTTGCGGAGATCGGGCGGGAGCTGCTTGAGCTGGCGGACGTAATCGGGATCGTTTTTCAGAATAGCGGGATTGTCGAAGACCAAGCCGGGAATGAACTGCCAGGAGAGACCGTCCTCGTCAATGAAGGGCGGGGCGGCTTTGAGAGGCTGATAGGTGAGGTCGAATATTTTGGAATAGCGGGGCTTGCCATCCGGGATAGGGCGACAGCGATCAATGAATTTAGTTTTCAGATAAAAGTGACCAACGTCGCCGGGGTTGGAAGTGGTCACAAACTGGGCTTTGATATCCGGGTTGCTGGCATTTCGGACGTTCATAGCGATTCTGGCTAGCCATTCGGCGGGGAACTGATTAGCCTCGTCTATCCCGATGAAGTGCATGTTGAGACCGAGGAGGGATTTGAGGGCGCGCTCGTCCTGGCAGTGCTGAAGATACACTTTGGCTCCGGACTGGAAGACGAAGCAATGATCGCGCTCATGCCAATCCGCACCGTAAACCGAAAATAGTTTTTCACATTCGGTCTTCAGGTTTTTTTCGAGATCGGGATAAAGACGGCGGATGAGGAGGGCGCGATATTCGGGATAATCGATTTTGATTTTGTCAATTACGACGTAGACTTTGCGGGCTTCGGCATAGAGGAGGCGGGCTTCTTTCTCGGATATTTCTTTTTTGCAATATTCATAATGCCATTTGACGGGAGTGAGGGCGGATTTCCAGACGAGACCGAAGGACTTACCGGGTCCACGGGCGCCGCCATAGAGGACATTGCGGGCGGTGGACTGGAGAAAGGTTGTTTGGGGACCGGGGAAGGGGCGATAAACTGTTACATTTTCATCTTTTGCCATTCAAAGATTCGCTAAGTGGGGCAGACTATTTTGTTACATATAGTCTCCATTGAATAGACATAATTCTAATTTCAAAATGCGATTATATTATCGGCAGACTGGCGGGGAAATGCAAGAATTAATACAAGTAGGTTACATTAGCGTAATAATTGTTGCATACTTAGCCGAGGGGGGTTATATTAATACAGTGGAAATAATGGCAAAAATA